GTAAATTTACTTAGAACACTTGCGGACGCTTCTGAGAGCATTTGAGAGCATTCTAGGTACCTTTTAGATGGGAGGACATTATGGAAAGAGAGTTTAAGGTTGGAGATCATGTTTGGTCTGCCCATTTTGGCAAGGGTGTTGTAGCTTGCATTGCAGACCCTACGAAAGCTGATTATCCTGTTGGAGTCCGTTGGATTGATAGGGAGTCAAACTCTATCTATGCTTATGAGTATTATACTCTTGATGGACAGTTTCACACTCAGTATCCTGACCCTGAATATGACATTATCAAGGAGGAGGATGAAGGAGAAATGGGACAGATTGCAGGAGTTATTAACTACGACATTGGAAAAAAGATGGCAGCAGATGAAGAAAAAATGAGTGCTGAGGACAGAAAATTTAAGGTCGGAGAGCGTGTTTGGTCTCCATATTTTGGGGGTGGCACTGTGAAAAAGAATGAAGCACCTGACAACTTCCCGGTTGAAGTAAAGTGGGATGAGGATGAAAGCAATCAGATCAAGAGATGGTTTAATGCAGAGGATAAGAGAGACGAAAGCACTATTGAACGTATGGAAGATGGGGCGTATAAGAGGGTAGAAGATGCCATTAACCCAGCTCATTATAGAGTCAAGGGACTTCCAGAAGCTATTGACATCATCAATCACCTCATGCATCGGGAGCAGTATGAAGGCTACCTTTGGGGCAACATCATCAAATATGCGTATCGTTATGGGCGCAAAGGAGACAAAGCAGATACCGCCGGAAAGATCGCATGGTATGCTAATCAGCTTAGAGAACTGGGGCTGTGTGAAAGTCCAGTAGAAAAGAAAGAAGGAGAACACAAATGAAACTTAGAGAACTCTTAAAGGTCATTCCAGACAACTATTTGATTGGTCTTATGGATTCTGATCCAGACAATTATTCTACGCTGGTCTTTGGTAACAAAAAGGATGTTCTTTTTGGATTTGGGAAGAGAGCTTTTATGCCCCCAGCACATGTTGAGAATCTGCCAGTGGTGTCTATCCATCCGGGAGCTACTTCATATCTTCCTGATAGGACAGATATGTATGGTGACGATTCTGTTGAACTGCATGTGAGGACACAGCTTCTCATTGAGGTCAATACGTATGAGGAAGAAAGCAAATGACTAAGAAACAATGCATCATTATCGGAATTATCTCAGCTATCTTAACTGCTGTCTTTCTGTATGCGGGCTACTATTTCCCGCATAGGTTAGTGAAATTCCTGTTCTGTATTGTGACTGTTGCATTTTGCTTTGGATTTTTTTACCTGATTATCGCCCTCATCTGGACAAAGGGCGAGATCTTACCGAATCCATACCCTAACTATTATCTGCCAGACCCAGATATTTATTTAGGAGAAATTAAGAAGGAGAAGAAATAATTATGAGAATTACAAATCTTCAGGTGTACGATATGAATAATAGCATTCGTGCATCGGGATACCCGATGAAGGCATTTCTTGACTTTGATGCCCAGCACAGATACATTGATGACAATGATTGGAAGCGAGCTGTGTCTTTAGCACACCGTGAGTCTAGTGAAGGACACGATAACTTTTTGAGTGGTATCATTGTATCCTTTGATTTGACCTGTACTATTAAAATGTGGACTGAGTTTGAGCGTTATCATTTTGCACAAATTGTGTCAAGCCAGTCCACGATGCACCGACTGACTAAGATGGAACTGGATATGGCGTTCACTCCATATACAGACCCAGAGATTGTAAATCGACTGAAGGTCTTGCAGAAACGATACAATGAAGATCCGAACACTACGAATTTCCTGACTCTTCTGTACTCTTGTCCTACTGGTCTGCATCTCACCGCTCGTGTAACGACCAATTATAGACAGCTGAAGACCATGCTGAAGCAGAGACACAATCATAGACTTCCTGAGTGGAGAGACTTCTGCAAAGAAATTGTGTCTCAGTGTTCACTTGCTCGTGAATTTATTACAGTTAAGGAGGAAAAAGATGAAGCTGCCAACACTGAAAATTAAGAAGTTGTATGAATATGCATTAGTTCCAAAGAAAATGACAAAAGGCTCGGTGGGTCTTGATATTGCTGTGTCTGACACTGTTACCTTTTTTCCGAATGTAGTGACAAAAGTGTACACTGGTCTTGCTATGGCAATCCCTAAAGGATACCATGGTGAACTTCATATCCGTAGTTCATGGGGACAGAGAGGCATTAGACTTGCCAACTGTACAGGAATTATTGATTCGGACTACAGAGGAGAGATCACACTGCTGGTCATTAACGATACCAATGAGGTCTATTATGCCCCTGAAGGAAAACGCATTGCACAGCTTATTCTGGTGAAAGACCCAGCATTCAAAATTGAAGAAGTAAATGAATTGGGTGAAACCGAAAGAGGAAATGGCGGTTTTGGCTCTACTGATTTGAAAGGAGATAAATAATTATTATGGCAAAACGTGAATTTACAACTGGTGTAACTCCAAAGGGGAGTCTTCTGTTTCCGCATATCTACGAACCTGAAACTTATGAAGGTAAAGACGTAGGCTATACGGTCAATATCAAATTCGATCAGAAAGAAACCGATGCTCTCATGGCGGTGATTGATTCCGAACTTGAGAAGGCTAAACATTCCATCAAGCTGAAACCGGGGCAGAAGTGGTCTGCTGAACCGTTCCTCGGCTATCGTGAAGACAAAGATGGTGACATTGTCTTTAAGTTTAAGACAAACTCTCACTATCAGACCAAATCTGGTGAGATGCATAAGGTGACTATCCCAGTCTTTGATGCACATGGTAAGCCGATCAAAGACCCACTGTCTATCGGTAATGGCACGATTGCGAAGGTAGCATACACTCTTGTGCCATACTGGATCTCTAAGGTGGTCAATGGTATCAAACTGCGCCTGGATGCAGTTCAGATTATTGACCTCAAAGAATATGGTGAAAAGGATGCTAAGGGCTATGGCTTCGGTGAAGAAGAAGGGGGCTTCTCTGCACCTGAAGAAGAAGATGATTCTCCGTTTGTAGATAGCAGCGAAGAAGACACCGATGAAGATGGAGAGTTCTAATATATGAAGAGGTTTTTCAGCAGGAGAGGTGGCTGGTCTAAACATGTAGATGCTACCTATAGGTCTGGGCTGGAAGACAAAGTAGCAGCCCAACTTCGGGATGCTGACATTGATGCAAAGTATGAGGAGTACCAAATTCCTTATGAGATTCCGGCATCTCCTCATCACTATACACCTGATTTTGTCTTACCTAATGGTCTCATTATAGAGACAAAAGGGGTCTTTGATGTTGACGATCGGAAGAAACATCTGCTTATTCAGAAGCAGTATCCTAAACTGGATATTAGATTTGTCTTTTCTTCGTCTAAGACCCATATTTACAAAGGGTCTAAGACCACCTATGCTGACTGGTGTGAAAAGTACGGATTCAAATATGCAGACAAATGGATTCCAGACAAATGGTTGAGAGAGAAAAAGAGGTCTATTAAAGGCTTGATTCCAAAGAAGAAAGGGAATTGAGACACCTAATAGGGGAAGGAGGAACTAGATGGCATTTGTGAACTTAAAGTTCCGCAAAAGAGATGCCACCAACTATATTTACATTGTCAAGAAAGATTTGCATGGTGTAGGGCTTGAGTCTCTTAGGACAAAGAGCATGCGGAGAGGAGGTCTTGATACAGGTTTTCATTTTATCATTAGAGCTAATGGTCGGGTGGAAGCTGATCGTGTTGAATATGCATATGCTGGTTGGTGGTTTGAGCATGAAGATAAAGCTCTTGCTATTCTTATAGACACAGCAAGAGAAGAGGAAGTGTCTACGGCAGTCCAGAAAGCTGTCAAAGAGATTGCTTCTAAGTATCCACATGCAAAGATTATGGAAATTAACGATGCTGGTGATTTGGAGGATTGATTAAAGATGGAGCATGAAGAGAGTACCACAATTAGGGTTCATCTTCCGTGTCCTGATTGTGGTTCTCATGATGCTCTCTGTGAGTATAGCGATGGACACACTTATTGCTTTTCGTGTCATACCTATCACGGAGCAGAGGAGTCTAAGGGAGTGGGGTCTTCTAAGACAAAGGCTATCATCCCCATTGAGAACATGAAACTGGACTCACTGAGAGCTAGAGGTATCACAGAAGAAACGTGTCGGGCATACTCATACTACAAAGTCCGAATGGAGGGGGGATGGTCACAGGTAGCAAACTACTATGATGATGAAGGAAAGATCATAGGGCAGAAGCTCAGGTTTGCTAACAAGATCTTCAAAGTAAGAGGTGACATCTCCAATAGATTCTATGGACAGCAAAAGTGGGCTGGTGGTGGTGGTAGGAAGTTAGTCATCACCGAAGGAGAGATTGATTGCCTGACTGTCTCGCAACTTCAGGGAAACAAGTACCCTGTTGTGTCCTTACCTTTAGGAGCTGGGTCTGCTAAAAAGGTCTTCAAAGCCAACATGGATTGGCTGAATAGCTTTGAACAGGTCATCGTTATGTTTGACATGGACGAAGCAGGAAGGCAGGGTGTAAAGAGCATTGAGGGGTTGCTGAAGCCAAACAAGCTTTATGTAGCCAATCTCCCTCTCAAAGACCCGAATGAATGTTTGCTTAATGGTAAGGGACAGGATGTTATCAAAGCTATCTGGTCTGCAAAACCATATATGCCCGATGGCATTATCAATGGTAAAGACACATGGGATGAAGTCTCAAAGGAAGATGATAACGATGAAGGCTATCCGTATCCATGGGATATTGATCTCAATAAAATGACCATGGGTATCCGCAAAGGTGAACTGACAGTCCTTACCGCTGGTACTGGTGTTGGGAAGACAACTTTTGTCAGAGAGCTTGCCTACGATATGGGTGTTGACAAACATCTTAAAGTGGGCATGCTGATGCTTGAAGAGAACGTTAAGCGTACAGTCAAAGGTCTTATGTCAATAGCTGCTGGCAAAAGACTCTACATCAATCGTCAGGGATTATCTGATGAAGAGTTCAAAGCTGCATTTGACAAGACAATGGGGACTGGTAACTATGTTCTTTATGAACACTTTGGGTCACTTGAAGGTGACAATTTGATGGACAAAATTAGGTATATGGCAGTAGGTGAAAAATGTGATTTCATCATACTAGATCATGTATCTATCGCTGTCTCTGGTATTGAAGGAGACAACGAACGAAAGCTGATAGATGTGTTGATGACTACTATGAGATCACTTGTCGAAGAGACAGGCGTTGGTCTTATTGTCATTTCACATCTTAGGCGAGTTCCAGATCAGCAGTCTCACGAAGAAGGTGGGGCTACTTCTCTATCTCAGCTCAGAGGGTCTGGAGCTATTGCACAGCTGGCAGACACAGTTATTGGTCTGGAAAGAAATCAGCAAGCAGATGGTAGAAAGAAGAACCTTGTCAGAGTCCGTGTCTTGAAGAATAGATGGACAGGCGAGACAGGGATTGCTGGTTATTTGTTCTATGATAGAGACACAGACCGACTCACAGCAGTTGATCGACTGAGTGATTTTGATGATGATGAAGATAATGAGGATGACAATGATTGTCCATTTTAATAACTAGGAGGAATATATGAAAGTATCTTGGGAAGATCGGGAAGTGTCTATGGGGATCTTTAAGGCAAAGTATGCTAAGAACTCAGAAGAAACTCCAGAAGAATTTTGTGAAAGAGTAGCGTCTATTGTACGCCCAGAACTTCACGACTTTGTTAAAGAGAGTCTGGAAGAAGGTAGGTTCTGCTTTGGTGGTAGAACGCTTTATATGGCAGGAAGACCGGAAGTTAAGGCTTCTTCTTCTAACTGCTATATTATGCCAATGCCAGAAGATGACATTACATCTATTTATAAGTCCAATGCAGATATGGCTAGGATCTTCTCTCGTGGTGGTGGAGCTGGTGTAAACATCTCCAAACTTAGACCAAAGGGAGCAAAGGTCAGAAATGCGGCAGAGACTTCTACAGGTGCTGTGTCTTTCCTTGAACTCTACAACACCACTGGTAACATTATTGGTGCAAGAGGGCGAAGAGCAGCTGAGATGATCGTTCTCAACTGTGACCATCCAGATGTTGAGGCTCTTCTTGACCTGAAAGAAGAAGGTACAAAACTTGCATCTATGAATATCTCTGTACTCTTTACTGATGAGTTTATGGAAGCAGTTCTGAATGATACTAAATTCCGTTTGCACTTTGAGTGTAAAGACACAGGTGAAATTATTGAGAAGTATATTGACGCACGGAAGTTCTTTAAGAGATTTTGTGCAATAGCTTGGGATATGGGTGATCCGGGGGTGTTATTCAATGATCGGATTCAGCAGCATAATTTTAACCCTAATCGTCCTTCTTATCATATTTCCACTTCCAATCCATGCAGTGAATTTCTTGGAGCTGACTATAGCTCTTGCAATCTCGGCTCTATTAACGTGTACAGTTTTGTACGAAATAAGTTCGAGACTGATGCATTCTTTGACTACAAAGCATTTGCAGGAACGGTAGTCAAAGGTGTCATGGCACTGAATGACGTTCTGAAGTACGGTTATGATAAGCAGCCACTTCCAGAAAATAAGAAGTGCATTGATGATTGGAGACAGATTGGTCTGGGACTGTTTGGGCTTTCTGATGCCTTTGTAGCTCTCCGTATCAAATATGGTTCTGAAGAGTCTATTAAATTCGTAGACACACTCTTAAAGCTCATGCATGATATGGCTCTTAGAGCGTCTGTAGTGGAAGCTATTCAGTTCGGTAGTTACGGTAAGTTCTTCAAAGATATCCTTCCGACTGTTGATAAAGACCTGATGACCACTGAGGAACTGGACAGTGTAATGAAATATGGTATGGCTAATGCTTCTCTTCTGTCCATTGCACCAACTGGTACGATGAGTCTTTTCATGGGTAACTTTACAGGTGGTTGTGAACCTATCTTTAAGCTCTTCTATGATCGTTCGACTCATAAGATGGAGAAGACCGGGGATCATTTCCGTGTCTATGCACGTTCTATTGAAGACCTTTTGAACCACTTTGGTTATCCTCTTGACATGACTGTAGAGGAAATTAAAGATGTGTTCCCATGGGTCGTAGAAGCACATGACATCCCATGGGCGAGCCGTGTCATTCTCCAGTCAACTATGCAGAAGTATGTAGATAATGCTATCAGCTCTACTGTCAACCTTCCGCATGACGCAACTGTGGATGATGTATTTAATATCTACATTGCAGCTTGGAGAAGTGGATGTAAAGGAATTACGGTGTTCCGTGATGGATGCCGTAGAGGTAATATTCTTGGGGTTGAAGAGAAGAAAGAAAAGGTTGAACCGAAGAAAGCAGAGCCAGCACCAAAGAAGCCAACTTGCAGCGGTGATGCTGACTATAGAGAATGCCCAGAGTGTCATGAAAAACTCTTTAAGGTTGAAGGGCATTGTGGCTATTGTGTTGGTTGTGGCTATAGTGCTTGTGGTATGTAAGTAAAGCATAGAAGGAGGAAATTAGATATGCTTATTTTTGATATTGAAACTGACGGTCTGTTAGACACGATGACGAAGATTCACTGTCTAAGCATATCTGATGGACACCATAATGTTAAGGGCTATAGACCCGAAGAGGTTGAAGATGGAGTAAAGAGACTCTGGGAAGCTGTGAATAACGGAGAAGGGATTTGTGGACACAATATCATTAACTTCGATATTCCAGCTATCCAGAAGATCTATCCATGGTTTGATATACCTAGAGAGAAGAGAAAGAATGTTGTAGACACATTAGTTCTGGCTAGACTTGTCTTCTCAAACATTGCTGATTCTGACTATAGAGCCTATCACCGTGACGAAATGCCGGGGTCTTTAATTGGGTCGCACACCTTAAAGGCTTACGGCTACCGTCTGGGTGTCTATAAAGGCACTTATGCAGAAGACACAGAAGATGCATGGGCGATGTTTAACGAAGATATGCTGAAGTACAACAAGCAGGACGTTGTTGTCACAGAAGCCCTTTATGAGAAAGAGCTGGCTAAACATTATCCTGAAGCTGCTATTGACCTAGAGCATAAGGCTCAGTGGCTGATGACTAAGCAGGAGCAGAATGGCTTCCCCTTTGACATTGAGGGGGCAAAGAGACTTGAGAAGACCCTTAGAGATCGTGAAGCTATTGTGTCTTCAAAGATCAAAGAACTTGCTCCACCTATTCCGGGGAAAGTATTCATTCCTAAAAGGGACAATAAGAAACTCGGTTATAAAGCGGGTGTCCCTATTCAGAGATATAAAGAGTTCAATCCGGGGTCTAGGCAGCAGATCGAATGGGTCATTAGACAGCATTATGGATACAGTCCAGACAATTCAGAGCTTTATGCGGAAGATGGGAGGCTAAAGATAGATGAAACAACTTTTCACTTTATGTCGAAAGATGATGCAGCACCTGAAGAAATTCGTGTGCTGGCTCCTCTGTTTGAAGAGCAACTAATGCTTACTAAGCGTCTCGGGCAGCTTGCAGATGGGACACAGGCATGGTTGAAGTGTGTGAAAGGAGATGGCAAGATTCATGGAAGGGTCAATCCAAATGGTACTGTTAGTGGTCGTGCTACTCATAGCCAGCCTAATGTTACTCAAGTACCTCATAACAGTTCTCCTTATGGGAAAGAATGTCGTAGTCTGTTCGGAGTGCCTTCTGGATGGGTTCAGGCTGGTATTGATGCTTGCTCTTTGGAGCTTAGGTGCCTGTCTCATTTTTTATACCCTTATGACGCTGGGAAGTATGGTCATGAATGCGTACATGGTGATATCCACACCATGAACCAAAAGGCAGCTGGTCTTCCTACAAGAGATGAAGCAAAGACATTTATCTATGCTTTCCTCTATGGGGCTGGTGATGCTAAGATTGGCAAGATTGTAGGTGGTGACGCTACAGATGGGGAACGACTCAAAAAGAAATTTCTTGCTGGGACTCCTTCTATTTCTTCTTTACGAAATGATATTAAGAAGTGTCTTATAGCTGAGGAGTACCATGGGAAGATCATTAAGTGGCGTAGAAAGTACCTAAAGGGTCTTGATGGAAGACACCTACATGTTAGGTCTATCCATTCAGCCCTTAATCTTCTTTTGCAGTCAGCTGGTGCTTTGGTCTGTAAGTATTGGATAGTAAGAACGGAAGAGAGGTTGTTAGCTCGTGGACTTACGCATGGTTGGAATGGTGATTTTGCTCTTATGGCTTGGGTGCATGACGAGCAGCAGATCGCGTGCAGAACATCGGAGATTGCAGACATTGTTATTGCAGAAGCACAAGCTGCTATGAGAGACACACAAGCTCATTTTAATTTCAGAGTACAGTTGGATACCGATGGAATGAAAGGAGGAAATTGGTATGACTGTCACTAATACGAAAGGAGTATTCTATTTGAATAAATACCTTGAGACACTTTGTAAGATGATGCAGAAGCAGTACAGACTTCAGAGTGACTTTGCTAGAGAGAATGCCTTTATTATTGCAGAAGCTGCCTCTCGTGGTCATATCTCTTCTGTACTTTCTGGAACTGCTACAAATTCTTGGTATGTTACGGCAAAGGGCTTTAAGCTACTGAAGAAGGAAGGGTATTTATAATATGCTCTACATTCTTCTTGATGCCGATATGCTTTGCTTTGTGTCTTGCTCTTCAGTGGAACGTGAGATCAACTGGGGTGATGGTCTTTGGACACTCCATGCAGACGCACATGAAGCAGAAGCACAGATTGACGATAGGGTCGAGGGAATTGTCACAACGATCTTGGACAAGCTGAACTATGAAGGTGAGTACAGGATCATTATGTGCATTTCAGACCCAGTAGCCAATTTCAGAAAAAAGATCTTGTCTACCTATAAGGCTAACAGAATTGGTAAGAGAAAACCTGTTTGCTATCGGGAAGTCCTTGACTGGATTAAAGCACACTACATCACTAGGATGATTCCGACCCTTGAAGCAGATGACGTAGTAGGTATCTTAGCTACTCACTTTAAGGGGCAGGAAGTTCATAGTTCCGGGGACAAAGACTTTAGGTCTATCCCCGGTATCTTTTACAACTTCCTTCAGGGTGAGCTTTATCACATCTCAGAACGTGAAGCAGACAAATGGTTCTATACCCAGACCCTTATTGGAGACAAAGCAGACAACTATGATGGTTGTCCGGGAATTGGGGAAAAGACAGCAGAAAAGATTTTTGACAAGGAGGGAGTATCATGGCACACGGTAGAGAGGACATTCCTACGAAAGGGTCTAACAAAGGAAGACGCTTTGCAGCAAGCAAGGGTCGCTCGTATTCTAAGAGACACAGAGTGGAAGGACGGAAAGCCAACTCTCTGGTCTCCATCGAAGTAGACTCTAATGATGATGAGACAATGAGATACATTGCTTCTAAGGTTTACAATGAGATTAGGTCTTTGCATTCCAAACCGGGGAAGAGATTTGCTGAGTTTGGAGCTATTTACTATAGCCTCTATTGGATTGCAGAGGCAAGACACCTTATTCTCTTTAAGGACACCAATGGACGCAAGGTTGGTGTGTTAGCTTTTGATATTGTAACCCCATGGTACACTAGACGCACCTGTTTTGCAGAACTCTTTGTCTTAGGATTAGACCCAGCTTTTCATGGCTTTGGTCGAGCCGCTTTGAAGTACATGAAGAAGAGAGCTAATGATCTTGGATGTTCTTTAATGGAGACAGGAGCGTCTATGACAGATAAACCTAAGATGATCGAAAATCTCTATAAGAGACACGGTAAATGTGATTTTACTTATCCATGTTTTGCTTGGGTCTTACCTAATTGAGACACCCCCTATAGAGACTAATTGAGACACCTAATAGAGGAGGTATACATTGTGGATGAAATTAAGATTCCATATGTTCATGAAGATATTGTAACGTATCTTGATGACCTGTTTGATTGTGATTTGCTCTTAAATTCTCTTAAAGATGAATCCGCAGAGTACAAAATTGGATACATTAAGGGTGCAAGAGATATTATCAATCATTTACGTTCGTTAGCAAAGGAGCAGAATGAGAGGTGATAGGGTGTGTTTATGGAAGACACCTAAGATTCCTATACCGTCTGTCACTGCTAGAGAGTTGACCCCTTCTACGGAAGCTACAGACCCGAACTCTCCTGTCTATGGTGGGACGGATATGTGGAAGCAGAAGCGAAGAGGTTCTCAGGCACTACAGATCAGGCGAGGAACAGAAAGTATGAATAATAACAGAGTTAGTGTAAATTACACAGGAGGTTGGAGTATTTAATTATGGGTAGTATTAAACACGCTATTGGTAAAGTTATCTCAGCACCATTTCGAGCTATAGGTAGACTTTTTGGAGCTAGGACTTCTATGGCATCTGTCACTCAGTCGGCAGGGGCAGCAGCAGCTCCAGCAGCAGACGCACAGAATAATGACACCAATGTAGACACTGATGCAACGAAGCGTAAGAAGAAAGCCATGGGTAAGAAGAGTCTTATGATTGGCAATGGGTCTGATGCTTCTGGCGGTGGTACTACAGGCACAGGACTGAACCTTTAAGTGGTGATGTGAATGGCGAAGAAAGGAACTACCTTTAATCATGAAGAGACAGCTAAGTCTATTTATGAGAGACTTTCTTCCGATCGTTCTCCGTATGTAACTAGAGCAGAAGATTGTGCTACATACACAATTCCCTCGCTCTTTCCTAAAGAGGGGTCTAATGGGTCTTCTACATTCGACACTCCATATCAGAGTATCGGAGCTAGAGGGGTAAACAATCTAGGGTCTAAACTAATGTTGGCTCTGTTCCCACCAAATGATACCTTCTTTAGACTTACACCGGGAGAAGACGCAGAAGCAGATCTCGCAAATCAGCCTGAAATGCGTGAACAGGTTGAACAGGCTTTAGCTAATCTTGAACAGAAAGCAATTCAGTATGCGGAGACACATCAATACAGAGTGACGCTTGCAGAAGCTATAAAAGTATTGGTCGTGACTGGTAACTGTTTGCTCTTCTTACCGCCAAAAGAAGGTGGTATGAAACTTTACAAACTGAACTCTTACGTTCTCCAGAGGGATGCTTTAGGTAACGTAGTACAGCTTGTTGCTATGGACAAAATTGCCTTTGCAGCCCTTCCAGAAGACGTAAAGGCTATGGTAACTCACAACGGTGAAGAGAAGAAGCCGGAAGATATTATCACTGTCTATACTCATGTCTATCTGGAGAATGATGTCTTCTATTCTTATCAGGAAGTTGATGGGGAAGTAGTGAAGGGGTCTGAACAGCAGTACCCGAAAGAAAAGACCCCATGGATTCCTTTAAGAATGGTTAAGATGGATGGGGAGTCTTACGGTAGATCTTTTGTAGAGGAGTATCTGGGGGATCTTAGATCTCTTGAAGCACTCTCTAAGGCTATCGTAGAGATGTCCGCTATCTGTGCTAATGTGCTGTACTTGGTTAACCCGAACGGTATCACAAGACCCTTTAAGCTCGCAAAGGCTAAATCGGGTAGCTTTGTACCGGGAAGACCCGATGATGTACAGGCACTTCAGCTCAACAAAGGTGCAGATCTTCAGGTGGCAGCTTCCACTGTTACCATGCTCTCTGACCGCTTGTCTTTTGCATTTATGCTTAACTCAGCAGTCCAGAGAAATGGTGAACGTGTAACTGCCGAAGAAATTAGGTATGTGGCATCGGAGCTGGAAGACACATTAGGTGGTGTCTACTCTATTCTGTCTCAGGAGCTTCAGTTGCCTCTTGTAAGACGCCTTTTGGTGCAGCTTGAAGGCACTGGTCAGATTCCAGATCTTGATGGTCTGGTAGAGCCGACTATTACTACTGGTCTGGCAGCTATTGGTCGTGGACACGATTTTAATAAGATGATGACATTCAGTCAGATTGTTAGTCAGAATCCAGAAATGGCTCAGGTTATCAACTGGACTGTGATGGCTGAGAGAATGGCAAATGGTCTTTCTATCAATACTGAAAACTTGATTAAGACCCCAGAACAGCTCCAGCAGGAACAGCAGCAGAGTCAGATGGCAGCAATGGCTGAAAAGGCAGCACCTCAGATGGCTGCTGGTATGATGCAACAAGCAAATGAAGAAGGTTAGTAAGCTAACAAGGAGGAATAAACATTATGGAAGGTGAAGAACAGGTCGTAAATCCAACGCCAGAAGTTGACGCTGGTACTGTAGTTGACGCAGGAAAGACTGCTGATAAAGCAGCCATTGAGACTCTTGAAGAACACAAAGGTGTCGAAATCACTGACAATGGTGAGAAGGTAGACACCGAAAACAAAGAGTCTAAGCCAGAAGAAAAGAAAGAGGAGAAGACCCCAGAAGCTGAGATTAAAGAAGTCGAAGATGGGGTCAAAGCCCAGCAGAAGGCAGAGGATGAAGTCAAAGCAGACCTCACTAACAAAGGGGTCGATTATGATGCTCTTGTCAAAGAGTATGAAGACAACGGCAAACTCTCTGAGAAATCTATGGAGGCTCTTAAAGGGGCTGGCTATCCGGAAGCTGTAGTCAACGCATTTATCAAAGGCTTTGAAGCACAGGTAAACGAATTTACCAATGCAGTTTATAAAATGGCTGGTGGGCAGGAAGCCTATGGACAGCTTTGCAATTTTGTTAAGGGTCTTGGAGAAGCCGATGTACAGGCTTTTAATGAGACTATCAACTCTGGTAGTCTGACCCAGCTGTCCGCTCTTATCAATGGCTACAAAGCACAGATGACAACTAAATATGGAACGTCTAATCGCTCTATTCTTGGAGGTGCTACGGCGGTGGAGAACAGAGGCTTTAATAGCAAAGACGCTATGATTAAAGCCATGAATGACCCACGTTACGGCAATGATATGGCATACACCGAAAAGGTACAGCGTATGACAATGCAGTCCACATTCTTGGGCTAATTCTTAAACAGTGTTTAATTTATTAAAAAGGAGTTGATTTATTAGTGGCAGACGTACTTGTCGCACAACCCGGTCTTATTCAGGGTACTGAAGACTCTCTGGGTGCTTATCTGAAGGTATTCGCAGGTGAAACTCTTGCAGCCTTTACTCGTGCTTCCGTAACTATGGGAAGACACATTGTTCGTACTATTTCGAGTGGTAAATAAAGCGGAATTGCTTCTCGTTAAACATCTCTTTAATTGCTGGGAACTCTCTTAAAGGAGACAATCAGCAGCTAAGTTCTACCGAAAGGAGAAAAAGCTCAACGACTATGGCAAATGTCAGTAGGAAGAAGTCTTCCGAAGTGGGAGATAAAGACACAAAAGTTTGTAGGTTATGTGGAGTTGAAAAGCCCATATCTGAGTTTTATTTCAGGAAAGATTCTGGACACTATCGTTCTGAGTGTAAGGAGTGTCTGAGAAAATTGAGTTCATTCAGGCAGACTGGATGGGCACCTGAATACTACGAAGAAGCCTATGTCAAACAAAATGGAAAGTGCGCAATTTGTGGGTGTAAATTAAATAGTTCACGATACACTCGATTTGCAGGAGATCACGACCATAGAACTGGAAAGCTCCGGGGTCTTCTCTGCACGAATTGCAACACAGCTTTAGGTCTTTTCAAAGATTCTATTGAACGATTAGAAAATGCGAAAAGATATCTAATCGAACATTCCAGTGTCTGAAAGATATAGTCTAATCTTATAGGTGACTATAAGCAGTCTTTATAACGGCATGAAAGTAACGACTTCATGTGAATATTTTGAAATCCGCTCAGTTCCCGGTATTTGGTCGTGCAGACGCTGCATATCTGAAACCGGGTAAGTCTCTTGATGACATCCGAAAGAATATTCCGACTGGTGAAAAGGTCATCGTTATTGATGGTCTTCTGGCTACCTCTCAGGTTATTCCGGATATTGATGAGGCTATGTCTCATTTCGATGTTCGTTCTGACTACACCAAACAGATGGGTGAAGCACTCGCCCTGAAAATGGATGGTTCTGTTCTCGCAGAAGCAGCCAAAATGGTGGTAGCGAATAAAGAAAATCTGACTGGTCTCGGCAAGGGTGAGATCATCACCAAAAAGATCGCAGCTGCTGACATTGGTGTAACTGAAGCAGAAGGTAAGGCTATTGTACAGTCCCTTCTGGAAATCAAAGCAAAGATGTCCAACAACTACGTTCCGGAGTCTGAACGTTATGTCTTCATGACCCCAGAAGCTCGTACCTCTCTTATTGCGTCCCTTGTGGCTATTAACCGTGATTATGGTGGTATTGCATCCATTACCGATGCTAACATTCTCCGTATCGCTGGTTTCGATATTATCGAATGCCCGCATCTGACCATGGGTGGTGCTGAAGTTAATGATGGTCTGCTTCAGGGTGAAGGTCATGTCTTCCCGCCTACTTACAAAGACAAATGTGTATTCATTGCAATGCACAAGTCCGCTGTAGGTACTGTGAAACTGCGTGACCTGAAACTGGAACGCGCTCGTCGTGCAGAACTTCAGGCTGATATGATCGCTGCATCCTACTCTGTAGGTCATGGCGGTCTGCGTCCAGAAGCAGCTTACATGGGTTGCATTGAAGCAGCTGTGTAACTTAAACCAAGTATAGAGATATACTCAAAGTATTTGAAAGAGGTGTATGGCTCGTACCATATGCCTCTTATATGTTCCTTTAGATTCAATGGAAGAACGCCCAGCAGGGAGGTTTGGGTTCGAGTCCCAAAAGGAACACCACAACTATTATTTTATTAAGAAAGGAGCTACTATGATTCTTACATCTAATAAATCCCTAGATGCTATCAATGATATGTTAGCAGCAGTTGGGGAAGCTCCTGTCAATACTCTTGAAGGCTCCCAGAATGTCGATGTTGAGAACGCCATTAGAGTCCTTGAGAAGATTAATAGACAGGTGCAGTCTAAAGGCTGGTCTTTTAATCATGTTGATGAAGCAAAGCTGAATAGAGATGTGACTACGAATAAGATCAAATGGCAGGATGACATTCTCTATATTGTTGGAACAGATGGGACTAAGTATGTCCAGAGGGGCGAATATGTCTATGATTTTGACAATCAAACAGACACATTCACTTCGGATATTGAAGTAGAACTCATTCGTCTTATTGACTTCGACTACATGCCTTCTGTTGCTAGAGACTACATTGTAGCTAAAGCAGCTAGAATCTTCCAGTCTCAGACCCTTGATGATGACAGTATTGGTCAGAACCTTTTGGCTCAGGAACAGGAAGCATGGGCAGCACTTCAGGAATATGAAATGGAACTTGGAGACTATTCTATGTTTAGTGTTCAGCCAGTTCAGACTCTGGAGGCACGCTAATGAGGAACACTAGAATTTCACAGACCATTAAGAACTTGATCTCTGGTATCTCTCAGCAGCCAGATCTTCTTAGGTTGCCTGAACAGCTCGATCAGCAAGTCAATGGTTTCTCTACGGAGTCTTCTGGTCTCCAGAAAAGACCCCCGACTCTCTATGTAAGTGACCTAGGAGCTGCACCTACTAATCCTAAGTCTCTGGTACACATTGTAAACAGAGATGAGAATGAAAAGTATGTGATGCTCTTTGATGGGTCTTCAGCTAAGGTCTGGGATGAATATGGGAAAGCCTATACCGTAAAGTATGAAGGAGATGGAAAAGCCTATATTACAGTTGATGATCCTCGAAAGTCTCTTAGACTCGTTACTATTGCTGACTATACTTTTATCGTAAACAGAGACAAAGTGGTTAAAATGGGGAAAGACCCAGTTCCTTACAAATGGGATGACCATAGTTGTCTTGTTAATGTAAAGTCTGGTCAGTATGGGCGAACTTACAAGATTCTCATTAACGATGAAGTAATCGCAGAATTTACGACACCTAATGGGGACAATGCAGCAGACACAAAGCAGATTGATACGAACTTCATTAGAGACAAATTAGGAGATGCTGCCATTGATAAAGGCTGGACAGTAGAAAAGTATAACTCTAGTCTGTATCTTCATAAAGCAGATGTGACCATTAAGACTGTAAAATGTATGGATGGTTTCAATGGTCTGGGCATGTTTGGTTTCTTCCATACTGCTCAGAAGTTCACGAACTTACCTACAGAAGCCAAAGACGGATACACAGTAAAGGTCTTAGGTGACAGTGGGTCTGGTTCGGATGACTACTACGTCTCCTATAGATCTTCTGAGAACATCTGGAAGGAATGTGCGAAACCGGGCATTATTGCGGGTTATGATAAAGCTACTATGCCTCATGTAATGGTCAGAAATGCCGATGGTACGTTTACAGTAAAGCCAGCTGAGTGGGAGGATAGAGACACAGGGGATGAAGATTCAAACTCTGAACCTTCATTTGTTGATGGTAAGATCAATGATGTTTTTCTCTTTAGAAATCGTTTAGGATTCCTTAGCGGAGAAAATGTCATCCTATCTAGGTCTGCATCTTTCTTCCACTTCTGGATGGGGTCTGCTGTAGAGGTACAGGATACAGACCCTATTGATTTAGCTGTATCTAATAATGAGGTAGACACACTTTATCACGCTGTACCATTTGCTCAGGATTTGGTACTTTTCTCTGCTAATTCTCAGTTCATTCTTTCTGCTGATGGGGTCTTGACACCTCAGAACGCAGCTGCTCCTCTAGTTACTCAATTTACCTCTGCTAAAGAAGTAAAGCCTGTAGGAGCTGGTCGTAGAATGTACTTTATTGTTAAGAGAGCTGAATACTCTTCAATGGACGAATATTACACCATGAATGATACTGTAGGTACGAAAGATGCTCAGGATGTGTCTTCCCATGTGCCTTCTTTTATCCCTAATGGAGTCTATGCAATTTGTCCATCTAACAACGAACATATCTTACTTGTACTTACAACTGGTAACACTTCCAGAATCTATGTGTACAAATATCTGTTCTCTGAAGAAGCTCGAATGCAGTCTTCTTGGTCTTATTGGGAATTTAAGGGTGCAACTATTCTTGGTGGCGGTTTCTTTGATTCTACCTTCTACATGCTCTTGTCCAGAAATGGAGAACTGTTTATGGAGAAAATGATCTTCACCTACAATACCAAAGACTACAATGATGAACCTTATCGTGTCTTCTTAGATCGTAAGGCTGTGTCTGCTCCTATTGCAGCTGAGAACTATGATGATATCAATAATATGACACATCTCCATATTGGAAATGCTTATGGGAATCATCTCTCTACAGGTGCAAAGTATGGGGTCGTTACCGCTGATGGTCATTACTATGAGTTCTCTTACAATGATGTAAAGAACGATAATGTCTACATCAATAGAGATTTAAGAGGACAGAAGGTAACTTTTGGGGAACTCTTTACGTTCTTTGTACAGTTCTCTCAGCTTATCATTAAGCAGCAAGGGACAGCTGGCATTGTAGCAGAAGATGAAGGCAGATTACAGATCTCTCGAATGAAGATCAATTTTGCAAAGTCTGGTTACTTTGAAGTTCATGTAGAGCATAAAGACCCCAGACCCACTCATGTCTATTACCATACAGCTAGAGTCTTAGGTGCAACGAACAACAAGATGAACGTTATTCCTATGGAAACTGGGTCTATGGTCATTCCTGTTATGAGTAAGAACGACAACTGTAGAATATCCATTAAGACACAAGCTCCAACTGCTATGTCTCTTATGGGGTTCACATGGGAAGGAAATTACATTAAGAGGACGAGAACGATATGATTACTATTGATACAGCTACAGAAAAAGACATTTGGGAGTTCTCTAAGAACATTCGCAAAATGGATGCTGAGGAAGTAAAGGTTGTGTCTGGTAAGCCCTTTGATGACCATTTGTTTTTCCTTATCTCTCATGTAGAGGACGTAAGGGTAATCAAATGTGATGGGGTCATACTTGGCATTGGTAACTGGTATCAGGAGCAGCTTGATTGGGGTCTTTACTCTAAAGGTGTCATTGGTTGGATGCTTTTGACCAATGCAGTTGCAGACCACAAGATTGAATTTCTTAGGTGGTCTAAAGAGATCGTTAGGCAACTTCTGACAGCCTACCCAGCTATTACGAATGTTGTCTATGCAAAGAATGAACTTCACATCAAATACTTAAAGTTTCTTGGTGCTGAGTTCTGGGGAGACCCATTCAGAAAAGATCTTTGGCATTTTATTATAGAAAGGAGTTAGTTTATGTGTTGGTGGGCTGTAGCAGCTCAGGTCGCAATGCAAGCGTATGGGATGAGACAGCAGTACAATGCTCAGGCAAAGTACCTAGAAGCTCAGGCTCAGGGAGCGACCAAAGAGATGAACTACGCTTTTCAGAATTACGAAATCGAACGGCAGGACGCATATGATGCAGCCGTAAACGATATTATTAAGACCCGCATTAACCAAATGCAGCTTAACTCTCAGGTCAATGCTGCTATTGCTGAAGGTTATGCAGGGGGTGGTAGAACAGCAAATAGACTCATGCAAGCAGCTGAAGCAGACACTTCTAGGTCTGTTGCATCTGTTCAGGACAACTATCTTAGGAAGTCTAATGAAGTTGATTTGAACAAAGAGACTACTTTGCTGTCCACAAAGGACTATATTGCGAACCTACAGAAACAGGGAGAGATCTCTAGGTCTCAGAAGTTTGCAGATATTTTGTCTCTTGCTTCTACTGCATTGTCTGGTTACAATGAGTACAAGACACAGTCAGCAGCAGCTAAGGCTAAAGGGGGCACATTTGACTTCTGGGGTTCTCATAGTCCCAATACGAAATCTTCTGGGTCTTACTTTACCTACAATTCGCAGGGTTTGCCTTCTATGGCAAACTATACGAACATTTATAAACATGGTAAGTTGCGGAAAACCAACTTATATATTCAGTGATACGGAGGCTAAATGGCTAGTATAACACAAAATGCAGTGGGTACACAAAGACAGTTTACTCGTCAGCCAGTAGCCACTTATCAGAAGTCCTTGAGAAACCTTGTAGATTCTCAGGGTATCGTTAAGACCGGGGCTGGAGATCGTCTGTATAATGCGGTCACTGGTCTTGGGTCTAACATTATGAAATATGCTTCCAGTGAAGAAGACAGAGCTAGAGCAAGGACTGTAGAGGTTGAACCTCTTATCAATGCTGCTACTGAAGATGACTGGAAGAAGCTGTCAGCTATCGAACTTCTCAACAAGTATGGGCAGTTCCAGCTGGCAGATAACCCATATGCTGTAGCTGCTATTGAACAGGCTCGTGGTAAGTACATGTCCGAAAAGTTCAATCAGCAGTATCAGATCACGATGGCTGAAGACCCAATTCAGGAGCCAGACAAAGAACGTGAAAGATATGATAGTGAGAAACGAAAGTTCCTTGAAGATAACAAAAATGAATCCTATGATGTCGAACAGTATTACAAAGGCTTCTGGGAGTCTAACCCTAAAGATCTCTTGGACATCACCAATCAGAAAGTAGCAGAGAAGTCTAAGAATCTGGACATTATGCGGAGGGCTACTTTTGAAGCAGATTCCTCTACTTATGTTCGTGAGAATAAGGATAAGAGCCCAGAAGAGTTTGCTGATGGTCTTCAGAAACTTATCTTCAATTCTGTTCTGATGTCTTTGCCTCTCCCCGATCGAAAGAAAGCTATGGAGAATATCTTAGAGGAGATTGCAAAATATGATGGGTCTCCAGACAAGATTAGAAAGAGTTCCGAGATTGTCATCACTAATAATGATGATGGGACAAAACCTGTTCATGCCAAAGATGTTATTGATCTTAATACCTACATTCGTATGGCAGGAGACACAGCTCTTGCTAGACCAAATGAGTGGGTGAACAAACAGTATGAAAATATGCTCAGATGCCAGAGTGTTGAAGAGCTTGATAAATACTGGAAAGATCTTTCTCCAGAAGCTCAAGAGATGATGAACCCTAAATATGGGTCTTTCCGTGCTTCTCTCGTACAGAGGGAAGAAGCAGAAAAGAAAGCTAAGATTAAATCTAATCAGAAGTATCACAAACAGGCAATGAATGAGCAGCAAGCAGATAATGCTCTTACTGCTTATCTGGCTCATCATGAAAATGGTACTTATTGTACTCCAGAAAAGGCATATGGGGCAGCAGTTAGAAGAGTTATGGCTATGCGCCCGGGAGACACAAAGACCTTTGCTCAGATTATGTTCTGGGCACCAAACTCTAGGATGAGGTCTGAATACAAAAATGCCTACCTAAACAGTGTCTTGAGTGCCACTCCGAAGGATATGGCAGATAGAGATAACACTAGGAGCGTAGCAAGTGCTATTGATCTATATGAGTATAATCCAGCAATCTTTAATGCCACCTTTGGTAAAGAGTTGGGTACTTATATTCAGACTATCAGAGCTTTGGGAGACTTGAAGGGAGATCAGGCAGCTGGCTTTGCACTCTTCTGTGAAGGCAGAGACAACATGGCTAGAAGCGATCAGCTCAAGAAAGATGCTGAAGACTTTGCTGATAATGCTCTGTCTGCTGGTTATCAGGTTGAACTGAAGAATGCTGATAACCCAGATCATGCTGATGCAAATGTTTCAGTTGATATTACTTCTGATGCTTTCTCTAATATCAATGCTAAGGCACTTGTATATCTTAGAGCTTGCACACAGAGTGAAGATGCAGCTCAGAACCTCTTGAAGGGGATGCTGAGTAAGAGCTATGTAGCCTATGGTAATAATCCATTCCCGAAAGGTGTCTTTGCACAAAAGACAGAAGCTACCAATGGTATTGATGCTTCTTCTTCTAGTGGTCGCTATGGTGCAGCTACTGAAGTCATGAACGCAAAGGTTCGTGAAGCTAATGCTGAGAACCCCGGTATGAATGCTACTTGGTGGTGGGGTGTCGATGATAAGGTTCATTTTGGTGACCCTAATTGGGGCTTTGACGAAGGCAATGGATACACTCTTGATGAGTTCTATGATCTTGTTAATCAGTGGCATTATGATCGTCAGGCTGAGGAAGAAGCAGCAGCAGAGGAAGCAGAAGCTAGTTCTGATGATAGTGATTCTTCTGATGATGATGATAGCAGCTCTGATGACAGTGGGTCTGATTACAGCTACACAACTGATGATGGTGGTGTAGTCACAGAGACAGGGAGTCACAGGGCTTCGTATAGTCCATGGTCTTGGCATGGTTATTAAGGAGGTGAGGGTCTATGACCTATTATGAATTGGCAGAAAGAACTGCTCAGGTTGCAAATGCAGATTTGGGGACAAACAATATTGACCCTCGCTGGATTTATGCTCAGTGGCAGCATGAGACAGGTAACTTTACTTCTCAGCTGACCACTGAGAATAATAACTTTGGTGGTATTACCCAGACAGAACCTAATGGTGAAGAAAACAGACTTAAAGGTACTAATCTGTACTTTAAGAGCTTTAACTCTCCATAAGATTATGAAGAATACTTTGTTCACTATCTTTCAAAGTTTGCAGACACAGGTATTTTGGAAGCTACCAATGTTGATGAGTATTTGACCGCTCTGTATAATTGTCATTATTTTACTCCAGAAG